TTCATGAGCGTCTATAAATCTTTCAATATATAAATCACCGGAATTTTGAGTATCAGTTGTTTCCTGTACTATCCTATAACCGGATAAGTTGGAATTACCTAATTCTAAACTGGATTTTGAATTAATTAAAGGGGTTGGAACAAATATATTTGATATTTGCAAATAAGTTCTATTAATATCAAAAATAAACTGTTGTACAGGACCTAAAACCTTTAATTCGGGTGTAATATAATCAGCATAAAAAGGCTGATTATTCAATAAATCCCATAATGTATTATAATTTACACCATCATATTGCTCAGTTGCATCAGCTAAATTGAATATTCTATTATTACCTAAATCAACATTACCGCCGGCAGGAATATTACTTAATAAGCAAGTAGGACCTCTAAAAGTTTCTAAAACTCCATTTACAGCGGGTCCACCTGTAACAAAACCATCTAAAGTAAGACTTGTACCGACATAACTTTGTAATGTTCGTAAATTAACCCCGTCAGTAGGATCGGTAGGATCAGCTAAATTAATAAGTTTATAATCATAAAAACTTACATCACCATTTGCAGAAATATTATTTAATCTTAATGAAGCAACAGCTATTGCTATTGCTGCTGCCGCAGCTGTTGAAGCTGCTAAAAGAGTTGCTGCTGCCGATGCAGCTATTTCAGCAGTAACAACAACATGTAAAGCTTCAACAGCTGTCGAAATAGCTGCCGGCATCGTTACTGTTTCCAGGATTGTAACAGAATTTTCCAATGCACTAAGGTCATTGGAAGCCTCTGCTTGATTTGAAAAAGTACCCCTCCATATCTGACCTTTACCAAGATATATAGGGTTAACAGATAAGCCTAATGGCGGTAAATTGGTAATATCAATCTGCGCAGCTTCCTCAGGTCTATTAATACTATTACCAAGCCAGATATGTTTATATGTTAAGTCAGGTAAACCGCCTATTGGTATACTGGTTTTTATAGTAATAATACCTTGGGTATTATACATAAATCCTTCAGTAAGTTTTGATAATACCTGCGTATTTGGAAAATCAGGATTTGGAAAACCTAAAATAAAAGATGTATTAAATATGTCATTAACATCACGTCTTAAATTGATAAGATCAAGTCGCATATCTATCAATATCGGCGATGGGATGGACATGCCGTTTTTATCACCGATTAAAATATAATTAGGAGGTATAGGTAATCTACCAGTAACAGGTGATATGAAATTATGTAAAGGATTGAATTTAAGTATCACGCTGTTAAATGCCCTAAAAACGTTGATATATTATCTATGTCATTATTAAAAGAACTAGTAGCCAGATTAGAATAATAACTAAGTATTTCAGGATCAGTGTTATCAAGTTCGGTATTTATGGTTAAATCAAGGTTAGGTTGAAATCTATAATAATATAAATTATCCAATGTATAAGAAGATTGTAAAAATAAATTTTTAGCTACAGATTCCTGACCACCTGTTATTGCAGTACCTAATAAACTGACTAATAAATCAATAGAACTAGGAGTATCATTTACTTGACTGGTGAAAATTGTCTGGAGCTGATTATACTGAGGATGTGATGTAAAATATTCAAGAGAATTCGTAGCGGGAATATCAGGTTGATCCGGATCAAAACCTTTCTCACCAAGACCTGTTCCTACTGATAAAACACAATATCTATTGGCATTTGGTTTTATCATTTTACCAAGGTTAAAACCAAATTGACCTGGATTGTTCTGATATACCGCCCCATCAAGGAATATTCCGTTTAATCTACCCGCATCCAGATTATTTACTTCTAAAGGCGGTAGGTATAAAGGTGCTGCTGAAGTAGCTAAAGCAACATTACTTATTAACTCATTACGAGCATAAAAGTCAGGATAATTAAGGTTGGAACATAAAGTATAGGTGCTAGTCGCATAATTATATGTCGGAATAATCACATTAGTTTTCAAATTCTGTAATGTATTATTACCAAATGTTTCCTGTAACTTGGCAGCAAGTCTACCTGAGCCATAATCTGCCGCAGTTGGACCTGATGACTGATAAAAAGGGGTATTAGCTATAACCAATGCTATTTTCGCAGCTTTACCTGGCCTTACTGATGGTGTTAATGAAGTCAAACTGAAAATATAAGGTGCATCAACAGTAAAAAACGGAAACATCTGATCAATTGTTAAACCAAATGATAATCCAAGTGCAATAAGCCCTCCTATTGAATTACCACATATAACATCAAAATTCTTGAATATATCACTCTGACTTATCCCCCATAACTGGATAAATTCATTAAACCAATTCAAGGATAAATAACCTCTTTCACCCCCGCCGTCAAATTCCAATACCCTTAATGTATTTGCATCCATATCTAAGTTACCATGTTCATAGTAACTCCCCGGGAGTAAATGGCCTTGGATTCTTAACAGGTTGTGGGTCAGCTTTTACAATAGGAGTTCTTAGTTGTTCATTTGGACGATCCAGTTCCTTAAATCCTACCCAAATACCTGTCCAGATCTTCTGATCACCCGCCCAATCGTATTGTTTATGTAGTTCTTCATACATTTTCCAGCTACGATCAGACTGATAACGTCTTCTTTCAATACGCATTATATTTACCTAAATCATAATTAATTGTCATATCAACATTTTCACTATCATTAGCTGTTGCTAGCGTAAATATTTCATCATATTGAGCTTTAAAGCTATCTGCCATTTCAGGTTTATACTTAACCGCCAGCATCCATGTAAGACCAGCACATAATGCAGGATACATACGAGCTGGAACAGAAGTAGTGTTATAAAACTCACCTGCATCATACATTGTTTTAATGAACGAATATTGAAGAACAAGATAATCAGCTGTTGGAGTAGGCCATATATTAATATTCGGTACTAGAGACTTATCAAAATAATAAGTTGTAGGTCTTCCCATTAAATATTTTTGTGAAAAAGATAAATACGTATCACGACTGACAGGACTAATTTTTAAATCAATTGTGTTATTACCAAAATATATTTCCTGTATATCAAGAGTAGCCCCACCTATCTCTCTTATACGATAAGTCATAGCTGAAACAGGTGTTATCACATCTGCCCATCTTGTAACCCCAGTAGTGTAATTGTAAGGATGTGTCCACTCCACATTTAAAACAGACCAGTTGATATTATCGTTAGAATATTCAACAACTAGATTATAATTACCAGAGATATTAGTCCTGACACCAACGAACGTAATTGTTTTCTGTACGTCCGCTCCGTAAGTGTAAGATATATTGCCGTCAGCAACATTTTGGGTACAAGCAGTTGTAAACACATTGTCAAAAGCAAGTAAAGGATTACCCCCTCCAGCGCCATCATAGGTAGCAGCTGTATTTGATTGTGCTGTTCCATTCAATTGTCTTGTGAATTGACGTTGTAAAACTTCCAGGATATCTGTTATGGAAGTTCCGAGTGTATATTTGGATTGTCCTGTATTTAATGGTAAATAAAGCTTATTAATCGTCCAAAGATTGACACTCTTACTAATCCAATCCAAAAGAAGAAAATTAAGACTTCTTCTAGCTGAATTAATTTGCACAGGTACTAATTGATCACCGGCAAAGCCGATTCTCTCAAAACATTCAAGAATCAGATCGTCATTCTCTAACGACTGAAAATCATAAGTCCCTGATACTACTGGCATTATTTACCTTTTTTATGAAAACTCTTTAATGTTTTAGCTAAGCTTGCTTCTTTTCTTATTTTTGTATTTTTCGAATGCAATGCCTTATCAAGTTTTTTACTAGGTATTTTTTTATCACCAGGAACACCTAATGCTTTATGTAAAGCACCTTTATTCTTAGTTGCATCTTTTATCCAGTTATCACTCATAATATTTTAACGCTGTGTTATTTCAACAAAAGTAGGAGCATCTAAAGTCCCGTTAGTAAAATATACAATTATTCCTGAAAAAGGATAATTGCTAGCATCAATAAATCCTGCTTGTAAATCAGCTATAGTAGTATCAACTGTTACATCATTTATAGGATATAAATTAATACTTCTCGTATCATAATCCAGATTAGTTGCATTTAAAAAACGAGGCATTTCACCGCTAACCCCATAAATAACAAAATTACCAGCATCCCATTGTTGAGCAGTAGTCCTGGAGTTAACCAGTATCTGATACAAACTCAAATTAAAATTACTAGCATTTTTTGTATTATAACTATCAAAAACAACTGCCGCATAAAAATTTGAACCGATATTATAAGCTTTATTATCATTTCTATCTGCAGTAATTGAAGTAACAACATCAAATAAATTGTCAGTGCTAACAATACCTCCATTTGGACCTTTTATCTGTTCACTAACCAGGTGTCCGTTATAAGTACCGGTTACAGTAAATGTAACGCCACTAATATTAGCTAAACAGGTAAACATTACCGATGCCGAATACCCACTATCAATAAAGGAAACCTTATCATTAGGAATAGGTATATTACCAGCTACTACACCTGCATACTGTCCTATACTGGTAGCATTTACTTCATCGATAGTACTTATTTTTCTAAAAACACTCATTTAGTTTTTTTATCTTTCTTGGTTTCTACTTTGACATTATCCTTTTTCGGGGCACTTTTTTTAGTGCCCTTACAAAGAATATTGGCAAGAGGTCTACTATGTACTGCCATTTTATACCTCTTACACGTTTAAAGCATATGCACAACGCCAGTTTGTAACGCCGAAAGAATATCTTTCTTTTGCTGCAAACCACATATCACGAGTAGCATTATCAACCCAGCTCCAAGCCTCTAACTTCTCACGCTCATAGTGAATGAGCCCTCTTTCTGCATCAGTTACGATACAAGAGAAAGTAGGTGAAGTGATGTAATTGTTAACTGTGTAGCCACCCGGCAGGTAGCTATCATGATAAATAGCATTGATGTCGTTAACACCAGCGTTATAAACTCCAACATCACCAGCTGCATTTGCTGCTGTACCAACAGAAGTTCTGTACTGGCTATTAGTTATAACACTTGCTGCAAACTGATTAGCAGGTCCAACAACAAGTATTTTAGGCATAGTTTGTGTTAGAATTCCGCTAAGTTGCTTGAATTGCTGAATCGCAATAATTGCATTCTGCAAACCAACCTCACTTAATGCAACGTTGCTTAAGTTGGAGTTGGTTGTTCCGTTGTCAAGCGGATGTGCAGCTGAAAAGAACGGCTGACCATCAGCTACTAACGTAACGTTTCCTAAGTTGAAAACGTTTGCTGCAACCTGAGACTTAGCTGCTCTTAGGGAGTTTCTAAGAGCTATCAAGTGCTGAGGGAATTGAGACTTATAAAGGTTATCCTTCATTGCCTCATCAGTGATTGAGAAACTAAGCCCGTAGACAGTGTGCAAGTAAGAAGTTTGGTATCTTACTGCCATGCTGTCTTGAGCAATAGCAGAACCCTCGTTCTTGACTTGTGCCATACCTAGAGACTTGAATTCATCTTCAAACTCGATTTTTTTGTCTGAAGTGTAAGTACTAAATACTTTTTTCCATTGATCAGGGTAGGTGTCATAGTTACCTATTACGGCTTTGACCCCAGGTCTTAACAATGGATATATGGAAGCGGTATTAATTGCCATTTTATGTTACCTTTTATTTAATTATTAAGCAGGGGTTACACTAGCAATACCAGGTCTGAACGCATGGTTATTAATAACACCATATACGTTTAAGAACGGAGTATTGAAGTATGTACCAGCGTTAGCAGCATCACTTGGGAAACCAAACTTAGCTGGAACGTTCCTTGGATCAGCAGTAAATCCTAATACTTTAAATGAAGTATTAGCATTTCTTGCATACTCATTTCTACCATCTGCAATAGAAGGATCAGCGGCAGTCGCTGCTAAAGAAGGACAAGCATAGTAAGTAGAAATTCCAAGTGGATTAGAAGGTCCTGCATTATTACCATAGTTGGCAATTAATGGGTTGTCAGCATAACCGGCGACAACAGGTGCTCCACCATCCCATACAGTAATAGTTGTTAAACTTCCAGAACTACCATTACCAGCTGTTGGTCCACGACCTGTTAATAACATTACGTTAGAACCTATTAAAGCACTGTTTGCTACAGTAGGGTTTAAGTTCGCTCCGTTATAAGTGTTAGGCCAGTTAGCAACCTGTCTTTGCATTGTTGGAGCTACAACAAAAGCAGTTCCAGCACCTGCACCAACAGCGTTACCATTAGAACCTTGATAAGTACCAAGTTGAACATCATAAATAACATTCGGATCATCAATAACAAAAGCTCTAACAACAGATGTCGCAGGAGTTCCTGCTACCCAGTATTCCTGATTGTAGTAAGTACCATTTACCCAGTACTCACAACCCATAAACACACCAACAATTGGAGGAGCTGTTGTAATAACAGTAGCATTGTTAGCTGCTTGTAGAGTTACAGTTGGTGTATATCTTGTTATAACAGACTGACCGCCTTTATAATAAGCAGTAACCGCTGAATCAGCTGCTAGCGGTGCAAAAATAACAGGATCACCTTTATTTAATGTGGAAGCAGTAACAGTGTCTATGACATAGTTACTATTTGTTCTTATATCGTCAGCTCCGCCGTTTAAATGACTATAAGGTCTTAAACCAAAGGGAGCATTTACGCCATACGCCATAAATTTACCTTAAAAATAGTTAAGTTAATTAAAAATATTCTGTTTGTGATTTTATCTATTTGAAAGGCTAGACTGACCCATGAAGCATTAAAGCTTCCCGCTTAAGAGCGTATTAATTGGTACTTTTTTACAGAGATAAAAGTTAACTCAAAGTCTACGAAGAGACAGATTATTAACTTTTATTATTGCGAATTAATTATTTATTGTCAATTGGAATATATAACAACAGTTACTCCTTCCGGTAAATCTGCAAGCATCTCACCTGATAAGTCAGCAAGAACTATTACAACATGGTTAACTGTTTTAATAATATCGTATCCTACCCTTGTTTGAAGCGGTGAAGTACTGTTATTATTAGCACATGTTATAAGTACACCATACTCAGTAACCGATAATGGATTGGTAAAACTGATTGTATATTGATTATTGTTTGTATCTAAAACAACACCGCTTACGTTATAGCTAGCTGTCATTACAATTGATCCTGTTGTATTTGTAAATCTACACCATGCCTTAGCTGTGTTAGGACTGTTAAAAGTACCTGTTACACTAATACTATTAATATTACTTATATTTCTATTTGGATCAATTAACACCCCGTTTAAAGCAACATTAGATGTTGTCCCGTTGGAGTTAATATTAACAGTGCCGTTTAAATCAGTATTTGATATTGTGTTATTGTTGATAACAATATTACCCGCCGTTACCTCACTAATCGCAATATTATTATCAAGCTTGATAATAATAGGGACACCGCTATCAGCTCCATCACCATTTTCAACAGTTATATTCCTATCCCCTGCCATTATACCTATTGACCAAGGGTTACTATTTGTAGGATTAATAAGTACTATCCCTGGAACAAAGCCAGTTAAATCTGTTATTGTCGCAATTATTGGCGGCAATGTAAGGTCAACAGTCCCTCCCGGATTACTCACAGGTGAGCCGCTAATTTCTATTGAATTATTGGTACTATCAATAACAAGATTGTTAATGCCGTTACTCCCTCCCGCAGGAGCTAGAACACGCCATACACCATTACTTGTTGTACTGTTGCTAATATAAACAGTTATTATACTACCGGCAGTAAGCGAAGTAAGTTCAGTTACGCCGTCAAATAGAACAATACTGACTGCATCAAGGCCTATATTGTTAAAAGTAATAGTAAAACCAGGTCCGCTTTCAGTAGCGTCAGGTAATATTATTTTAAGATTATCCACACCAGCAGTTACTTCAATAATATCTGCAACAATAAAGTTACTTGTACTAGATGAATAAGGATAATCAAGCTGTACATCAGCATCCATTATTAATTCCTTAGCACTGCCGTTTGGTGGGTAATACGCCATCTTAATTTCTCACTGTTCCTATTGAATGACTTTTAACGTTTTCATTTTTAAAATTATAAGCAGGTGAAGTAACAACCCTCTCATGTGAAAGACTTGCACGACCCTCTTTTTCTGCCTGTCCGATTTCTACCTCTCTTTCAAGTAAAATTATATCACCTTGGCATATAAACTTACGTGATAAAGGGTTACGATCAAGAATATCACAAAATCTTTGTGGGTCTCTATCTATCGGTACAGGCTTCCAACCTCTACGCAAGCTTGCATCAAGAGCTGCATCATTTTGACCCCTGATACTGTGCCTTTCCCAGTAATATTCGAATCCAGGGCGTTTAATATGCTCAGGGATATCAGTTGAACTTATATAATCCATGTTGTATTTAACTCTTGTCTCGTCCTTTTCAGCTCCTCTAGTATCCAAGCCTCTTGATTGTCTATCGCTCTTCATTATTTACCTCTTCTTGTTTCTTTAATGTCTTCTATTTTCCATTTAAGGTATTCTTTCTCACTAAGCCCTAAATTCTTAGCATAATCTTTTTCCCATGAATCAAGTTTTACTTGAATGGTATTGCTATTACCACCGCTACTTGAGAAATTATTACGTACGCTACCTACACTTGAAGTCTTATAACCTGATTTAGGCTTCTCAAGCCTGATCGTATCAACAAATTCATCAAGAACATCAAGATAATCATCACTTAAAATGTCATCAGCTTGCCCTTTTTTTCTCAATTCACTGTCAAACTCTTCAATAAACGTAGATAATGCCTTTTGAATACGTGGGTTGTATTGTTTTGAACCCTCTATAAGCTCAGGTCTATTATTTAACCATTCTTTAGCATTATCCAGTCTTTCTTCATCGATTTTAGACGTGTCATATTGAACCTTGCTGCTTTCTTCCGGCTCTTGGACCTCTTTTTTCTCATTCTCAGGGGCTTTATTGTAGTTAGCCTCAAATTGATTAAGCCTCATTAACGCTTTATAGTAAAGATCATCAGCTTCAATAAGCAGATCAGGATCATCACCAAGTAAAGCCTGTTTTCTAAGTCCTTTTATCTTCTCAAGATCACTAACCAGATTGCTTTTATAAAGTTCAGCATTGGAACTTATGGTATTTTGAAGATATTGTCTTAATTCTTCGTTTTCCTGCTCCAGTTTCTGACGATCAGCGTAAACACCTTTGCGTTTCTGCTTCTCTTTATAATATTTTTCCCTAAAAAGATCAGCTTCGTTGACTTCTGGCTCTTCTTCGGGTTCTTTAGCCTCCTTTTTCTTATCCGTTACAGCTTCTTTCTGTTCTTCAGTATCCTCTTCATCAGCTATATTGGCTTGTTCCAAGTCAGATAGGTTCTCAAGCCCGTCAATTCTTGGGTCAATATAAGTTTTTTTATCTACATCCTGACCAAAAGTGCCTGCTTCCCGTTCTTCTTTGACATTTTTATCAATCTCAGCCATTAAAGCAGCTGTATCGTCATTAGGATCAATGCCGTATGTTGTATTATCTTTCATTTAATACCTATTTATTGTTTATTTTACGTATCTTGGATCAGGCACTACCATCATCGGAGCATCATCAAATATAGAAAATACAGGTAATTTCTTATATGTGTACCTGATACCAGAATGTCTTGGGAACGCTACCCAATCACCTACCTTATACCACGCACCCCAGTCCTTATAACGCTCACCGCTAAAACCGCATTTACCTATTTTAGCCACATAACCAACTATCTCATGAAAAATATCCTTGCTATTATCAAGAATTATACCGCCTTTTGTTTTCTTCGGTTGAATATAAAGACGAATAAGTATATCGGTCGGTTTAATTGTGCAGTCTTCAAATAATTTTAATTCCTCTTCCTGATTAAAATTATCTAAATCAATCCCTATCTCATCATTGTCAGAAAAATCACTTTGCATATAATAATTACTCATTTATTTCGTCCTCTCTTCCTAGTGTTGCTATATAATCCTTAATTTTTGTTAACGCATAACGCTCACCTAAGTAAAATTTGTAATCCTCCATAGAAGATATATCACCTCTTAGTATTATGCTTTCTATTTTTTCTAAGGATTCTTTAATCTCTTTATTAACTTCTGTTAATATATATTCATAGTCTTTCATTTTTATAATCCTCCAAATTTACTTCTTAATTTTTCCATTTCTATTTTAGCCTCAAGTAGTGCTTTTTCTTTTTCAAGTTTAAGCTTCTCTTTGGTTTCTTCAAAATGAAGTTGTGTTTTGAAACTTGCAGCTTCCAGCTGGTCATCTGCAATCTGTTTCTTGATTAAACTCTCCTCTCTCTTCTGCTCAATCTCAGCCATGATCAACTGGTTAGGATCAAGAGGTTTGTTCTCATCAACATTATTACCAAGTCCAAGAGCAGTTATAGCCTCAGCAGCTTTTAAAGCCAGCTGGTTCTGCATATCTTGGTCATCTGGGTCAACCTGGCTTAAATCAATGCCCATCTCATTCTGCATCTGGAGCATGAACTTAAGTGCCATGTGTTCTTGTATATGTGCCGCAGACTGTTCATTATCAACACTGGAATGTACAACAATATGTGCATCATGATTTTGCTCTATTCCAGCTCTAACAGGCTTCCCTTGCATTAAATCCATGTTCTCAGTTACTGGATCACGTGGCCTAACCTCCTGATCCTGTACCAGTAGAGCCTCAATCTGGTCATCTGATAATCCTTGTGCCTTGAATATCATTTTAATTGCTTCAACAGCATTTATTTTATCAGGTAATTGCATAGCCGTTTGGAACACTGCCTCAGCTTTCATCACCCGCTCAATAGTAGAGTTGACGGATGGGTCGGATACTGGAACGAGCTGGACGGAATCTATGAAATGATCTTTGGTAATAATAAACTCTTCGCCGTTAATAAAAAATTCTTCTCGGTCAATTACTTCCTTGAATATGTCATCAAGTAATCTTAATTCTTCTGAGAATGAATTGTGAATGGATTTTTGAACTGCCGCCTGTATCTTGTTTTTCTCTTGCAGGAACGCAACAGCTGTACCTGTCGGGATATCTTCCTTAGACTCCATCATGCCAAGCTCAGTAGTAGATAACTGATCCTGCATCTGGCCTATTATTTCCTGACGGAGCTGCATTAAAGCTTGAGATGGTCCGTTTGCAGGAAGAGGTGCAAACATGTTTCTTATATCACCAACAGCATCCAAAAACTTCCACTGACCAGCACCAAGTGTGATATCTGTTATCTGCTGCTTGCTTGATCCTTTCTGAATAAAACCGGCAGGCAGATTCTGATAGGTCGCTGCATCTATTGTCTGACGCAGCATATTAGTTACAGTTATCGCCCCGTTACCAGTCATACGGGCAAGCCCCTGACCCCATATGTCAAACCCTGTATAGTATTGATAGGCAACGAAGAACTTACGTCTCTTGAATTCCTTATCTGTTTCTTTCCAGTTACGTTCTATCCTCAAGACTTCCCTGCTTTCCTTGTCTATGGTAACTATATAAGGCTTGGCAACCTCCGTTATCTCATCTGAATTGTAACCATCCTCAAAAGTCTCAAGGTTCAGATAAACATGAGACTCATACACATCGTGCAAGTGTCTCTCTGTATAAACATCAAGGTCTATAAGCCCACCTGACGTTTTAGTTTTTTCTTCCTCATCGTTATTAATATCATCGTTACTGCCGCCTATTTTCAAATAAGGTAGCTCAACATCACGATATATCCTGTTCTTCTGATTAAGTAAAACCTCACGGGCAGATAACTTCAATATGTGAGTAAGTCTGTCTGAATCAACAATAGAACTGCAATCTATATTAACAAGGAAGTTCTCAGGCAGGATAAAACGGGATAAAGGCATCTTGCGTATATTATCATAGTATACCTTACGAATTATAGTGCCGTAAAACCCGAGATAATATATAAACTTTTCATAGTCCTTATAATATTCTGCGTCTTTAACTGTTAAATAATAGTTAAGCCACTGACTCCTTACTTTAGAGATATAGTCCAGCTCTTCCGTTTCCTGTCCGAATATCTTAAAACCGACAGGCCCGCTTTCTGGCAACATCTCGGCTCTTGTTGATGCACAAAACCTTATAATACCAGTTGACATTGTTGTATCAACAGTACGACAGGCTTGATCAAAAGGGATATTGGTTAAATCCTCACCATCGTAACCAGTGTATTTTTTAAGTTTGTTATGAAGCTCAAGCCAAGGTTCTCTCGCCTCAATATCCTCATCTATGGCATCTAAGACATACTCGGCAAGTTTCTTAAGCATCCCGTCTTTCATATTAACGGCAAGATTGGAATGAAACTTATCGTTTTTCAATTTATCCTGCGTAGGCTCACCGATCTCATATACACTTGACCCGTCTTCAAGATCATTAACCTTATTAATGATGTCAAGGTTGATATTGGGATTAATCCCAGCTAGATCATTATCAAGCGTTGACTGCCTGTTATTTTTATTAAGCCGTAGCCTTTCTTGAGTTTTCATTAATTGACAACAAAAATATTAATCATTATTATATCCTTGTTGTCTTTTAGTTTTTGTATTGTTTTTCTAAAAACAACGTTTCAAATTTATTTGCTCATTCCCCTTAATATTGTTGTTAGTCCTCCAATATTGAGGGGTTTTCTATTTAATACCATCTTTTTGTTTCATTTACGCTTGCATCATCAGGCTCATAATAATCCTTAGGATTCTGTATACTATTCCCATCCCTGAGTATTATCAATGCCTGTGTTAACGTATCAGTATAATCCAGACTCCTTGGGTTTGGAAAGTAACTTACTTCGTTAACAAATTCATCGGCAAAATCCTCCATCCGATCGGGATTATTCTTTTGCGTAGGCATCCATACAACACCAGCCTCAATTAAAGGTGTTATAAGCTTAACACGCTGGGTCTTATCACCATGCTTGTTAGGTATGAATGGAATACCATAAACACCAGCTCTTTTTAAATCCTGCAACAACGGCTCACCTGAGGCTTTTGCTTCTATTACAATCTTATCAGGCTTTTTATATATTAACCTTTTATTAACTACTTCGCCTACGTCCATGTAATTATCAGCTAGCCTTTTAATCCTTTCCCTTAGATCAGGATATTCGAGCCTACCTCTCCAGCAGGACAATAGTATCACATTTGTATTATCATATCTATCCTGGAATAATCCCCAAGTAGTACAGGCAGAATAAGCACTATCATCATTAGCCGTAAGGGCAGTATCCCAGCTTTGAATAACGTAATCAATATCTGGTAACTCTGGATACTTATATAGTTTAAACCAGTGCTTTTTGATAATACCGCCCTCAAGTGGCGCAGGTCTCTGCTGGTAAAGAGCAGCGTAACCATAAGAGCCCAGTTCTTTCTTAAGCTTCTTAACATCATCAGGCATTAATCTTTTAGTAAGTAACTCGCCCTCTTTTGTTCTCTTATCTTCCCAAGGCTTCCCACGTGTCCAGTATAAAGGGACAGTTGGGCGTTTGGCTTCTGATTCATATTCTAAAGGTAATATAAGTTTTACCCATTCATTGTTAATGTCATTAGCTATTACGCTGCCAGATACATCTTTCTCATCACCTCTTTGTTGTACTAATACGCGCCTATCATTAGGCAGGTCGTTAAGCCTGTTATACCACTTCATCGACCACCAGTTGTTAATACTATCCCTTACAACCTCTGATTCACCTCCTACTACGTTTGGATCATCCGTGAGTTGAATAGAGCCCCCTTTTCCTATAACCGAAGAGCCAACTGATGTAGATATACGATAACCGAGTTTGTCATTAGCAAAGTAACTCTTTGAGTTCTGATCGTCTCTTATCTTGAACAGATGACCCCAGTTCTCCTGATACCAGTTACTTTCTATTAGAAGCCTGCTTTTATCTGCAATGTCTAAAGATAAGGAGTTTGTACATGATGCACTGATTATCTTTTCTGTCGGGTCTTTAATCCAAACCCATGCAGGGAATGCAATGCTTATTAAATTTGTTTTACCAAGACGAGGAGGTATGTTTATTAATAAATTCTTAATATCTCTTTTATAAACAAGCTCAAGATGTTCGGCAATCACCTCTAAAAACCATTCATCTACGAACTTGCTATGCCCCTCAATAATCGGCCATGCTTGTATGAAGAATGAATATAAACTCTGCTCAGCTCTTTCTTTTAGTGTGAAAATCATATGGTTAAGGTTTTAATCCTCACATATATTAACGCCAGTGCTGTGAAACATAGCCATGCTTAACTATATGTTCAAGCTGTATAACGCTGTCTTTCTTTCTTCTAGCTTGCATATGGTCTCTAAAGTTATTTAATGCTTCATCGTTTATATAGAATATTCTTCTGTTTACCGAGTAATAATCCCTATACTCCTTATCAAGTGCGTTCTCGGTTTCTATCTCTGTGTATATTCTGTTTATCTTAATCATTATTCTTTTTAACTTCTAGCTTGGACACAGCGTATTTAATCCTCTCATTGGTATTTAT